ACCTTCAATCGTAACTACGGGCACATCTTGGTACGGCGACAACGCCGAATCCGCTTTGCTTTATGGTTCTTTGATCGAGGCGTACACTTACATGAAGGGTGAGGCAGACCTCATCCAATTATACACTACTCGTTATAGCGAAGCTCTTGGACAGCTTACCGGGGTCCAAATCCGTAGCTCGACAGACGAGTACAGAGACGGGAGACTCTGATGCAGATTGAGATGGATTTTGGCTTCGATGCCATTAAAGTACGCACCGCTGACAAGGGCGGTCACAGCCCTGATGCTGTGGCAGAAATGTGTGTAGATAAGCTGATGAGCGTATCTACTTCTGCACCGCCTGAAATACGCATGCAGGCAGAGGCATACAAATTGCGGATGTTGCAAATTATCGCGCATTATATTAAAGTAGCGGTCAGGGAAGACCGTGCAACGATGTGCGAAAAAATCCAAGAGGCTGGGTTTCCTGACCTCGCATCTCAACTTAGGAGACTTTAAATGGCCTTTACAGGTAACTTTATGTGCACATCGTTCAAGCAAGAACTGATGGTCGGCACACACAACTTCACCACCTCAACAGGTGATACGTTCAAACTTGCTTTGTATGATAACAACGCATCATTCACAGCCGCTACTACTGCGTACACCGCGACTAACGAAGTTGGCAATTCCGGTAGCTACGCCGCTGGCGGGGGCACACTCACAAACGTGACGCCGACAACTTCGGGCACAACAGCTCTGACAGACTTTGCTGACCTTGAGTTTACATCCGCTACAATCACCGCGCGCGGTGCATTGATCTACAACAGCACAGCCTCTGGTGATCCTACCGTTGCGGTGTTGGACTTCGGTGCGGACAAGACTTCTACAACTGGTACGTTTACGATCCAGTTCCCGACGGCAGATGCTTCAAACGCTATCATCCGTATTGCTTAAATAAAGGGTTTGCCCCATGTCTCTGATTGTTGCTGATCGCGTACAAGAAACCACCAACACTACTGGGACCGGGGCTTACACTCTTGGAGGTGCGGTTGCGGGGTTCCAAACCTTTGCTTCGGTTGCCTCTGATACGGACACTGTCTACTACTCTATTACGGATAACGTAGACTTCGAAGTTGGCCTCGGGACTTACGCTTCCGGTGCAGGTACTATTACCCGTACGACTGTCTTCTCGTCATCTAACTCTGATGCAGCTGTTGACTGGGGTGTTGGGACTAAGAACATCTTCCTGACTTACCCTGCCGATAAGGCTGTACTTGAAGACGCAAGTAATAACGTGACCGTTGGAAACAACTTGGTTGTGGGTGGTACGGTCGATGGCGTCGATATTGCGGCCCGCGATGCGGTTCTCACCACGACGACCAACACTGCAAACGCTGCATTACCTAAAGCTGGTGGCACTATGTCTGGTGCTATTGCCATGGGTACGAACAAGATCACGGGCGCGGGCGACCCCACAGCAGCCCAAGATTTAGCGACCAAATCGTATGTCGACACTATTGCCGCTGCTGGGATTCACTACCACCTGCCGGTTCGTGTGGAAAAAGAGGGAAACCTAAACGCCACGTATAACAACGGGACGGCTGGTGTCGGTGCCACACTGACAAACGCTGGCACTCAAGCCGCGCTTGTTATCGACGGGGTTACCATGATCGTCGCCGATCGTGTCCTTGTTTACGAACAATCTGACGCTACACAGAACGGTGTATACACCGTTACCGACGTAGGTTCCGGTAGCACCAACTGGGTCCTTACTCGTGCCACAGACGCCGATAGTTACGGTGCTTCTGACCCCGACGCGCTCGGGCAAGGCGACGGTTTCTTTGTTCAAGAAGGTAATGCTGGCGCCGGTGAAAGCTACGTTATGAACACCGAAGGTACGATCACTTTTGGTACAACAGAGATCACTTTTGTTCAGATTTCCTCCGCCCAAGTATATGTTGGAGGTACTGGGGTTACGATTGCTGGTACCAATATCTCTATCGGGCAGTCTGTCGGCACAGGTGACGACGTTACCTTCAACAGTATTACAGGCAATGCTTCTTCGGCCACTGCACTGGCAACAGGCCGCACAATCGGCATGACAGGCGACGTGGTTTGGACTTCAGCTGCGTTCGATGGCACGGGCAACGTCACAGGCACTGCTACAATTCAACCCAACTCCGTTGCTCTGGGTACGGACACAACAGGAAACTACGTTGCTGCAGGTGCAGTATCAGGCGTAGGTCTCTCTGGCTCCGCTGGTTCTGAAGGCGCCACTTTCACGGTTACTTCCAACGCTACCTCGGCTAATACCGCCTCGACCATCGTCGCAAGAGACAGCTCAGGTAATTTCACCGCGGGAACAATCACGGGTACCTTGAGCGGCAATGCTTCTACAGCCACTACATTGGCCACGGGTCGAACAATCAGCCTTACAGGTGACGTTACGGGAACATCTGGGTCGTTTGACGGCTCAGGTAACGTATCTATCAGCGCTACGATTTCTGCGAACTCTGTTGCTTTGGGTACAGACACGACGGGCAATTATGTCCAATCTGTTGCTAACGGTAGCTACCTGACTGGCGGCGGTGGAGCATCTGAAGGCGCAGCCCTTACTCTTGGAGTAGACGCAACGTCGGCAAACACAGCTTCGAAAGTTGTAGCTCGGGACGCATCTGGTAACTTCTCCGCGGGTACGATCACAGCGGCTCTTACAGGTAACGCCTCAACGGCCACAACCCTACAGACTGCACGGACTATTAACGGTGTATCGTTCAACGGGTCTGCCAACATCACGGTTGCGGACAGCACCAAGGTTCCAACATCACGAACTGTAAGTGCGGGTAGCGGTATTTCTGGTGGTGGCGCTCTATCGGGCAACATTACAATCAGTCACGCTGATACTTCTTCTCAGGGCAGCGTTAATAATTCTGGTCGAACCTACATCCAAGACATCACTCTGGACACATACGGCCACATTACAGGCCTAAGCAGTGCCACAGAGACCGTAACGGACACCACTTACTCCGCTGGCTCTGGCCTTGACCTAACAGGCACAACTTTCTCTGTAGAAAGCGACTTGCGTGGTGAGGTTTTCTATATTGGCCGTGACACAAACGACTATATCGGTGTCGAGACTACACAGATTAACTTTGTTCTTGATGGCGCTACCGACATGCGCCTTGAGAACGATGGTGATTTACACGTTGAAGGCAACGTCATTGCTTACTCCACCACAATCTCTGATGAACGCCTAAAAACCGACATCGTGAAGATCGACAGCGCCTTGGACAAGGTTGACCAGATCAACGGTTACACTTTTACATACATCGCTGACGGTAAGAAGTCTGCGGGTGTCATTGCCCAAGAGGTTGAGAAAGTTTTGCCCAGCGCGATTGTGGAAAGCACATTGCCGCTAAAAACTGGCGATGATGAGACCGAATACAAGACTGTGCAGTATGACCAGCTTATCGGCTTGCTTGTAGAAGCGATAAAAGAGTTGAAAGCAGAAGTCGCAGAACTGAAAGGTAACTAAAATGGCACTACCCGCCAGTGGTCAGATATCCTTAAACGATGTGAACGTCGAACTTGGCAACAGTGCCACTGCTCAGATTGGCTTGGGCGATGCCGCAGTTCGTGGCCTTTTTGGTGTAGCCTCTGGCCAGATCAGCATGTCTGACGGCTATGGCAAGGCTAGTGAGACAGTTCTTCCCAGTGCAGGTTTGGTGAATGGCGAAAAGCAGCAACAACAGATTACTGTCAGCAGCTTTATATCATCTGGGGAAACGCTTCGTATACCTTCAGACATCTGGGTCTGGTCTAATTCAGTCGGAACAGCAGCTTTAACCATTGATATCCCTTGCACAATAATTAACGAGGGCAAGATCATCGGTAAGGGTGGTAACTCAACCAGCTCCACCGCCCCCGGTGGCCCAGCGATTCGAATTAACTCCAGCGTGTCCGGCGTGTCAATCACCAACAGTTCTGGGGCCTATATCGCAGGTGGCGGTGCTGGTGGCGGTAATGATACTGCTGGCGGCGGTGGCGCTG